AAAGACCAATCCCCGTGAAGCGTTGCGTCATCCGGCCATCTCGGTCGACCAGCGGGCCCTCGCAGAAGAAATCCTGGCCGAGTCGCTAGAGGAAGAAATGCTCTCTCCTACCGAAAAGGAAGTCCGGTCGCTTAAAAAACAGCTCGCCGATCGCGAGGCCGCCGAACGGGCCGCCAAAGAGCAGTCCGAATCAGCCCGGGCCGCCGATCTGGAGAAACAATACACCGCAACCTATCAGAAACAAATGAGCGAAGCCCTCACTGGCGCCGGCCTGCCTGTCACCAACAGCACGGTCAAAGCGATGGCCAGCTATCTGCAAACTGCGCTCGAGAACAACATGGACCTCTCCCCGGCAGACGTGGTCGACCTTGTAAAGGACGAATATCGGCGCCAGATGACAGAACTATTCTCGGCCAGCGACGCCCAAACCATGATCGCCCTGATTGGGGAAGAGGGCCTCTCTAAGCTGCGCCAATATGATACCTCCCGCATCAAGACCGCCGTTCCCCCCGTCGTTCCGGCCGACAAGCAGGGGAAGGCTAGCGAAGGAAAGAAAGAGCGACGGGCTTCAACATGGGCCGACAAGGTGGCGGAATTAGAGAAGAAATTTGGCCCCCTTGACTAATTAACAAGAGTCATGTACAATGCGGCGCCTGTGCCGGATCGCCTCAAAGCGTACCCGCCATCGCTACCGCAACGAACGCAACCTAAACTATTAACTTTATTAAGGAATTACAACAATGAGTGTAGTCACTTTAACAGATCTAAACGGCGTGGCCAAACAGGTCTACGGCGAAGATCTTATCGATCTCAAACCAACGTTCAAACCCCTAACCGATCGCATTAAGTTCTCCAGCCGCGATATGCTGGGCGACAGCTACCACGTTCCAGCCATCGTTGCTTGCAACCAGGGCGTAACATATGCTGGCCCAACTGAAGACGGGTTCACCCTGAACAGCCCAATCAGCATGATCACCAAAGACGCTAGCGTCAAAGGCAGCCAGATCGCGCTAACCACCGAAATCGGCTACAAGACCGCCGCTTCGTTGATCTCGAAAGGCCCTAAAGCCTTCACCAATGGCACCAAAATGATCATAGACGACCTATTAGAGCAGGGCGCAAAACGCCTCGAGCACTCTGTCCTCTACGGTCAGTCAGGTCTCGGCGTAGCAGTATCTTCTGTAAACGTATCGGCCACCGAAACCGAATTGACCTTCTCAGCCGCGAGCTGGGCACCAGGCATCTGGATCGGCCAAGCCAACGCTCCTGTACAGTTCTACAACGGCGTAACCCTGATTGCTGACGTAGTAGTAAAACGCATCAGCGACATGTCGGGACGCAAACTGCGCGTAACCGGCTTAGCGGGCCAAATCACAGCCCTGGACGCAGCTCTACCTGGCACCCTCGATGCTTTCTGGCTCGGCGCTAAAGACAAAGAGATGCTCGGGATCGACAAAATCATCACCACGAGCGGACCGCTCTTCGGTATCGATAACAGCGTGTATGACCTGTTCAAAGGCCAAATCTACAGTGCCGGCTCGGCCCAGTTGACCTTCGACAAGGCAACCGACGCCCTGGTTAACGCCATACTGTTCGGTCTTGATAAGGACGTTGTAATGCTCGTCAGCCCGCGCACCTGGCAGGATCTGAACAAAGACGAAGCAGCCCTCCGTCGTTACGATGCCAGCTTCAAGCCTGAAGCTCAAAAAGGTAACACCGGTATCAAATTCCAACTGATGAACGTATCGGTTGAGATTTTGGCTCACAACATCGTTAAGGAAGGTGAAGCCTTCATTCTGGATTTCGCAGACCTACTCCGTGTAGGCGCCTACGATCTGTCCATGAATACCCCAGGTCACGGTGGCGAGTTGTTCCAGCAAGTTGTTGGAAAGACCGCGTTCGAAATGCGCGCATATACGGACCAAGCGATTTTCGCAAAACGTCCAGCCCGCATGACCAAGATCACGAACATCGTAAACAGCTAATAACATAGCGGCCTCCCACTCTCTTCGGAGAGTGGGGGGCACCTCCTTTAAGGGATTAAAAGTGGTTGCATTAACAGTCGGCGGAAACGTATATCTCTACCCCGAGCGTAAAGACAAGAACTGGGGCCAACGAGCCACGGCTTGGGCGGTCGCTATCTCGGCCAATACGGCCCACATTTTCTCTCCAACAGCTCCTCTCGCCTCGGTCGGCCAAGTACGTCTAGGCAATACAAACAGCCTAGCCTGGCGTAACGCAGGCAACACAAACAACATTCGCTTATACGTGGACGCCCTAAATCGCTTGATTTATGACGACGGCGTAACACAAAAAGACTTATCCCTCACCGGTGGCGGCAACGTCCAGAACGCTAACCCGGCTACCGACAATGCGCTGGTTCGCTTCGACGGACCAAGCGGCGCAGTCGTGCAGAACTCCAACGCAATTTTAAACGACGGTGGCGACCTCTCGCTTGCTTTGAGCGTTACAGCTCCAACGGTAACGGCTTCAACTCTCTTGCAAATCGGTGCGGTTGACGTAGCAAAAGCCCTCCCCCCGATTGGCACAATTATTGCGCATTACGACTTCAATGGGGCGCTCGTTCCTGACGCGTCCTACTGGAAGCCATGTGACGGGCAAAACCAACTTATCGGCGGCGTTTCGCGCACTACCCCCGATCTGAGTGGACGCTATATCGTAGGTTTCGGAACAGACGGCGGTGGCGACAACGATACCGCTGCATGGGATACCGCAGCGGTTGGTAACGCGGGTCATACCGTAAACCTTGAGCACGGTCATTTAGTATCTAGCCATACCCATAGCATCTCTTCAGACGGCTCCCATAGCCACAATGTCAACAGCCATACCCACGATCAGGGCGACATGGTCGCTCGCGTGGCCCTAAACGATTCCGGCACTAACCGGGTTGATACCGATGAAACTGCCACTCCGAGTTGGACTTCCAATAATACCGTCGCAATAAATGGAACCGTCGCCTCGGGTCACTCTATCTCTGTGGGCTCTAAGGTGTTTGGTAATACGGGCGGTACGTCTCCAGGTACTAACACAGGCGGCGTACATAGCCACGGCGGAGCAACGGGCGCAGCTAGCCCTACAACTACGCAAAACCTTTCAACTGCTCAATCTATACAACCTAGGTCAATTCGTGTACGATATTACATTAGAGGTACATAGAATATGTTTTTTAAACCAAAACTTGACCCCGCAATTCCTGACAGCTGGAAACTAACCGTCCGCTCAATTAACGGCTCGGTTAATGAGTATGCGGTAGTAAGCCAACTTTTCAAGGAAGACGGCACGGTTGAGTTAACAACGATTAGTGATACCACGGTTTTACTGTTTACTAGAAACATTGTAGCCATCGAATTCGATAAGGACTACACGAAAGTACAAGAAAGAAAGGTGAAATAACTATGGACGCACAGGATAAGAAAGCTCGCAAGGGCGCTCTCGATAAGCTTAAGAGATTTTTCGTGCCATCGGTAGAAATTGAAGTTGAAACCGAAACTTCGGAAGACTCTGAAGAGAAGCGAAAGAAACGAGAAAAAGATAAGGCCGAATTAAAGAAACTAATGGGGCTGTAAAATGGCAATCGATTATTCGGTTACTAAACTCATTGCGGACGTAAAGCGTAATGGCTCGGTTCCGACCAGTCAGTCGCTCTATGAAGACGTGGACTTTTGCGCAGCCTTTGATGACTGTCAAACCAAACGCATTGTGCCGGCAATTCTAAGCGTACGCGAAGAGTTTTTCGTTGTAGAACAAGATTTTGCAACCGCCGTAACCGAAACGGCCAATCGCAGCTCCATCGAGCTACCGGAGCGCGCAATAGGTGAACGCCTACGCGGTCTGCAGCTTCTAGATCAAGCAGGGGTCGTCTTATCGGACATTCCTCGTTTAAATCCAGAACGTCAGGCGGAAAACTTTTTCCCTGATGTGATGACTTTCGGTTATATCTTCGTTGGCAGCAAGGTCGTATTCCCAACAGCTTTACTACAGGGTGGCAATAAAATTCGCATTCGCTATTTTCGGCGCCCCAACAGAATCGTCGATGCAACCCGTGCCGGAAAAGTTGTATCCATCGACTTGGGCACAGGCAACGTAACGCTCGAAAACGTACCAGCCGGCATGGCTGTCGGTTCAGTCGTAGATTTCATTAAACACAAAGCACCTTTCTCGCCCTTGGCAGACGATGTAAGCGTGATCGGGCAAACAGGGCTGGCCGTTCAGTTTTCCATAACTAACGCAGCCAAGCTGTCAGTCGGCGATTACATTTGCTTTTCGCAAGAAACGGTTGTCCCCCAATTACCGGCCGACGTTCACCCAATTCTAGTAGAATATGGGCTTTCCCAAGTTCTTCGCTCACTCGGGGACGACAAAGGCGCCGCAATGATCATGTCCGATTTACCTAAACTGGAGCAAAACATATTCGAATTACTTGACGCTAGAGATGATGGTAGCGAACGTAAAATAATTGCCCCCGGTTCTTTGTGGGGTCGCAGAGGTAATCGATGGCTTCGCAGATTCTAAAGTTTTCTATCAGTTCCTTATATACTAATCCGAATCCGTTCAGTGCGGCCCCTGCCGGCTCACTTGCTATCGCCAACAATATTGTCATCGATCGCGAAAACATCGGTGAAAGCCGACGCGGTTTCAAACAATACGGCCTCCCGCTTGTCGGATTAAAAAAGTATCTTCGTTATAACGACACGCTACTAGCGCATGTCGGGACAACGCTTCGCTATGATTCTGACAACGCCGGAACTTGGGTTTCATACAGCGGTTCATTTACAGAACCGGCTAGCCCAATCGCTATGCAAAGCGCCCAGTTGCAGCAAGCATTATTTTTCACATCACTCGGCGGAGTCTATCGCCTTGACACCGTCACCGGAACTCCTCGTCGCGCTGGGGTTTCGCCGGGTTTGTCGATGACCCTTTCATTAAATGGGGCAAGCGGATTTTTAGCTAACACCAAAACCGTCGCTTATCGAATCGTATTCGGATATCGTGACGCAAACGGCCAACTCGTTCTAGGTTCGCCTAGCCCGCGTCACGTTATAACAAACAGCGCGGGTGCAACCAGAAATGTAAGCATTCAGTTCGCCGTACCGGCGGATCTCGAAGTGGGGGACGTATATCAAGTTTATCGCAGCGAACAATCGGCCTCAACATCTCCTAGCGACGAGTTGCAACTAGTTGTAGAAAAATCTCTAACGGCTCCCGATCTAGCGGCGTTCAACGTAACGTATGTTGACAGCATTCCGGACGATCAAAAAGAAGCCTTTATTTACACGGCCGCTTCACAGGAAGGTATTCTCCAAGCCAACGAACGCCCTCCAATCGCAAACGACATCGCGATGTTTAACCAGCACATGTTTTATTTTAATTGCCGCTTCCCACATCGAGTAGTCGCGCAGTTAGCAACAAACCCTACCATTGGGAATACCATTACGGTTGCAGGGAAAACTTATACCGCAGCCGCCGCCGAAAACATCGGCTTGGCTGAATTTAAAGTTGGCACGACTCTTTCTGATACTATTCAGTCTCTGTGTAATGTAATAAATATTAACACCGCCGGCACAACTTTAGTATATGCGATTCAGGTGGATGATTCGTCGATTCGCTTTGAAGTTCGGTCCGCAACAGGGGCACTCTTCACCATAACATCATCTAATGCGGCGATATTTAGCAAGGCTCTTCCGATATCTTCGGTTGCCGAGTCGTACCCGAATCGTGTATATATTTCTAAACCTCAACAGGGCGATTCGGTTCCGTTGTTATCATACCTCGAACAGGGCAGTGGCTCTGAGGGCATACTTCGTGGACTTAGTGTGCGGGATGCGGTGTTTTCGCTTAAAGGGGATGGGATCTATCGAATAACCGGAACAAACGTAGACAATTTTTTAAGTGAACCGCATGACCCAACCGTCGAAGTTATCGCCCCTAACGCCGCTGCCGTTCTAGACAATTTAGTTTTCTGCTTCACTACTTTAGGTCCAGTCGCAATCGGCGTAAACGGTATCGATGACCAAATTGGGCTACCTATCGAAAGAACGTTAAAGCAATTCAGCAAGCTAAGTAATTTTAACTCAATGGCTCATGCGATCGGTTACGATTCAGATCGTCGGATGCTATTTGCGCTTCCTGAAGACTCGTCTGTGTCTTCAGCGAACGCTATTTATGTTTTTAGTAATTTAACTAAGGGTTGGACTCGGTGGCCTCTGGATGTTACCACCATGATCGTATCAACTCGTAACGACTCGCTCTATCTCGGTCGAGCTACAGATGATCAGCCCGTTGAAGAGCGCAAGTCGTTCACCCTTTCTGACTACGCGGACGATGAATACGCCGTCACCATCACGGCCTTTACCAGCACAACTGTCACCGTGTCGTCGGTTCCAGCTGGTGTCGTCGCCGGGATGTCTTTGACGCAAGCAACCAGTGAATCCGTAATCTCCGCCATTAACGGATTAGTCTTTACCTTAGCTACTGCTGATCAATTGTGGACCAACGCGGCGGCAACGGTTTCGACACCTATTCCGGTTGAAATGCAATGGATCCCTGATGACGCCTCCAATCCGTCACTTGTCAAGCATCACGGGGAGGCGACTTTGTTCTTTGAAGATGCAGGGTTTGATTCTATTGACTTCCTGGTTAGTAGCAATTTCGCGGACGGTTTTTATACCACTTCGCTCTCTTCGACTTCAACCGGCGCGTGGGGCGAGTTTGAGTGGCCCTCGGGTCCAGATCCAGAGTGGGGCGGCGGTCGCGGCGGAATCGAAGCCATAAGAACTTTCATTCCGCGAGAAACAACTAGAGCGTCCTGGTTAAACATTAGACTGGAGCTTAATCAGGCGTTTACTTCGTTTTCGTGCGCCGGATGTGAAATTAAGTTCAACGTAATGGACACCAAATTTAGGTAACAGTGATGGCTAAATTACCCCCATTAAAACGCCTTATGTTCCCGGTCGATAACGATCCTCAAAGGCTGTTTACAGCTTTAAACAGCTTTTTCCAGAACGTTTTCCAGGCCCTAGACGGTCAGCTTGAGTTCGGCCAGAACGTTAAATCCCTTATATTGGAGCTCCAGGTCGTTGGCGGGGAAGCCCTGGTCCTCGCGAATCCCATGGATCGGCCTCCAATAGGCTGCCTAGTGCTGCAGACAATAGGCGAAGGGGTGACGGCAGCGGTGCAGCCTTTATGGCAACAGTCTGGAAACGACATAGTTATCAGTGCCTTTACAGGATTAACTGCTGGAAATAATTACACAATTCGGGTTCTTTTCATTTAACAAGAGGTATGTACTATGGGAATGTTTGATTTTTTTGAAGACGCATACGACGCAGTAACCGACAACCCGATCGGCGATTTGGTTAGCAGCGCTCATGACGTCGTTCTGCAACCCTTAGGGATCGCCGAGAGCGAAACCAGTAAGGCCCAGCGCAGGCTGGGGAGAGGCCCCGAGCTTCCTGATATGAATCTAGAGCAGTTTGCCAACGCGGGTAGTCAGGCTGACCAGTTTCAGCGTCTAGGCGCTTCCCGCTTTGATTCTATCAATGAGGACGGTACGCTTAGACAGGCACAAATTGGTGCCCTCCGTGGCCTCCAAGATATCGCAAACAATAAAGGCCTAACGGACGCCGATAAGGCTCGCCTGCAAGAAATTAACCGCGATCAGCGTATCGCCGACCAAGGTCAGCGCTCGGCAATCACTCAAAACGCCCAGCGTAGAGGCATAAGCGGTAGTGGTCTAGAACTCGCATCACTTTTAGGACAAAATCAGGGTAGCGCCGATCGCGCCAATTCTCAGGCCTTAACGGTTGAACAGCAAGCTTCCCAAAGAGCTTTAAATGCTTTGAGTCAAAGCGGCGATCTCGGTGGTCGTATTCGTGGACAAGATTTCGGTCAAGCTGCTCAGAAAGCTGAAGCCGCTGACATGATCGCTCGTTTCAACAATCAGATGCTTAATAATGCCCGCGCTAACGATTTAGCCAACAGACAACGTTTAGAAGAGATGAATCGTAACGTCCGAAATCAACAATATATTGCAAATACGTACGACCTTCCCCAACAGCGCTTTAACCAGCAAGCCGGCTACGATATGACACGCGCAGGTAATAAAGATCAGCGCACCCAAACGCTATTCCAAAATGCGGCCAACATTGGTGCAGCTGTAGCAACGGGCGGAGCATCAGTTCCGGGTCAAGTAGCTAGCGGCAGTTTCCTCCGGGCTCCTACTCAGAGCGGAACGCCTAGCTTGACTGGCAATAACTACGACGACATTTTTAACTTCAAACCTAATTTCTAAGGTGTAAGATGGCAACAATCGAAGATCTTTTAAGAGCTAAAGAAGAAGAAGAGGCGCAGCTTTCTGGTGTGCCAGTGCTTCAAGCCCCCCGCAACGCCCTTCAAAACGTAGCAGTTGGCTTAAATTCGCTAGCTAACAAACGTGACATCACAACTGACCTGGCTCGTCTACAGCAAACTGAGCGCGGATCCCGCGCTGGACGTCTTGAACAACTTCAAGGCCAAATCGCTGAAAAAGCTAATGCGCAAAAAGCGGACGCAGTGCGTAAACGCTCAGAGGCTTTCCGTAACGTTCTTAAAAAAGCTCAGATTCCAGCCGAACAAAAAGAACTGCTGGACTACTTAGAACCTGAAGAACTTTCAGGAGCGTTGTCTGAATTAACTAAAGGCATGCAGTTGGCTAAGCAACGTAAAGAAGCCGCGCAAGCTGAAATTGCCGTAACCCGCGTTAAAGGCGACGAAGCCCGCAAAACCTTAGACGTTAGGCAAGCACAGACTACACCTGTTAAGCAAAACGAATTGTCTAAGAGCCGTGATCGTCAAGCCGGTAAAGACTACAGTCAATTTATCTCAGACGGTGGCTTCTCCGGACTAGATCGTCGCATCAATACTCTGGAGAAAACTATTTCCGAGTTAGAACAAACTCCAAACGCAACCGGTCCTATCCGCGGCCTGTTGCCTGACAAGGTGAGGGCTGTAACTAACCCTAAAGCGGCAGCTATTAAAGATCGTATCGCCGGCTTGATACAAGAAAGCGCTCGCCAAATTCTAGGTGCTCAGTTTACCGAGAAAGAAGGCGAGAAATTAGTCCAACGGGCATACAATGATCAGTTAGCTCCGGCGGAGAATATCGCTAGAGCTAAGGCCGTCTTACAGGAACTTAAAGATAAAGCCTCTATTAAGGCCCGGCAGATGAAACACATTGAAGAAAAAGGGTCTTTAGAGGGATTCGAAATACAGGAATCCCCTTCAGAGGTAAGGCGTCTAGATCCTAAGACTGGACGCGTTGCCATCTTTGATTCTGCGACCAAAAAGTTTATAAAATACGAGGAATAAAATGAAGTGGGAAGATACCGAAGAGATTCCACCGTCGTTCGATGAGACAGCTCCTTTAGATGACGCACCGCGTCCACAAATGAAGTTTACTCCGGACGCAGACCAAGTTGGGCCCCTCGAAGGGTTCGCGAAAGGCGTCGCAACGGGTGCTACTAGTTCGTTATACAATGATCCTGCGGCTGAAAGACAGCAACCAGAAGCCTCATTAGCCGGCAATTTGGTTGGAAGTGCTGCCCAAGGAGTAGTTCTTCCTGCAAAGAGGGCATTTGATGCCGCGACTGGTGCTGTAGAAGGGTTTCAACGTACTGATGGCGGCCTTCCAAGTAAGCTGGCCGGAGCAGCTGTCGGAGGAGTTACCGGTCTGGCATTTGGCGCCGCAGGACGAACCGCAGCGAGAATTTTTAAGGGTGCTGGCCCGGCAGCTAAAGAGGCTATCAATAAGGCCGAACGCGAGCTTGTCGGTATAGGCGGAGCTGAGTTAAATAAGTTTTCCCAAAAAGGTTCTAAGGTTGGTGTGGACGAAGCAGCGTCTAAGGTAGCAACGCTTAAAAAAGCGGGGCTCTTTTCTAAGGGGGCATCCCCAGAACAATTGCAACAGAGAGTGTTGGAGATTAAACGAGACGCTGGCCAAAAAATTGGAACCATTTATCAGCAGCTCGACGAATCAGGATTTGTCCTGAACGGCGAAGACGTCGCCGCAAAGCTTGATGAGCAACTCGCAAGTTTGGCCCAGTTTCCAAGGAACAATAAGCCCTTAATTGACAGCCTATCAGCGGCAAGGGCTGATATAGCTGACAACCAATTTCTTTCTGCAGGAAAACTAAACGCTTTAAAAGAAAGCATCGCCGAGTCGGCGTTTGACTCTAACGGAGTCGTAAAAGATGATGTGGCGTTTACAGTGTGGAAAGAACTTAAAAGTGGTATAGATGATATTTCTAAAGCTGTCGGAGGAGAAACTGGAAAAGCCTTAAAAGAATTAAATAATGTTTACCACTCGGCACATGGCGTTCTTCCAGCTGTCGCTAAGAAAGCTAACAAAGAGGCGGCACGACCGGAAACCCTGACTGGTAAAGTGTTAGGTGCGGCTAAAGACGCAGTTGCGAAGCCTATTGTCGTAGGGGGCGGTGATTGGATAAAGAACAATGCCGCGGCTCTTGGCAAGTATGGGGTTGCAATGGAGCAAATTAGCGCTACCAGAGGACCTCGGGCTGCTGCCGCTTTTCTTTATAGCCAGATGCAGCAAGACCCCGCCCTTCGTGATGCGATCCGTAACACTGAGGTTGAGAATGGAAGAAAATAATTGGAATCGTTACCAGGTCCACGTCCTGCAGACCCTTTCTGAGCTTAAGAGGAACGACGAGAAGCACACCGCACAACTTTCTGAAATGAATACGGTGCTAAGTGCCTTAAAGAACAGCCAAAAATGGGAGATTAGACTTATCTCATTCGTTTGGGGTATAATACTAGCAGGCCTGAATTATATATGGGGACATATCGGGAAACCTTAATTATATGCGCTTACATATCAAAATCTTAATTGTTCTTGCCCTTTGCATCGGGTCGTGGTTTGCCGGAAAGCAATTCGGTCCATCCAAAGTTGTCATTCAGGAGAAAATCGTAACCGTTGAAAAGAAACAGGAGCGTCGAAATGTCGAAAAAGTCATTATCAAGCGTCCCGACGGAACTACTGAAACCAAAATTGTCGATCGAACCATCGTCGACAGTGCTAAAGACACCGCAAAATCCTCAGAGCGAACTGAAATCCGAAGATCGCAGCCCGACTGGTTGGTCTCGCTTCAATCGCCCTTTACGTTTGAGCCAGAGACAGTGGGAATTTTGGTACAGCGTCGAATCCTTGGGCCAATATTTGTTGGTGTGTCTGGCGATCTGGATCGTAATTTCGCAGCGCTAATCACAATAGCTTTCTAACATGTGGAGGTTAGTCTTGAAAAAGCTCCTGTCATTCACTGGGGCCAAACCGGAAGAGCTCGTTGCCGTTATCTGCCCGACCTGTAAGCTAAAGCTTAATAGCGACCAAAAGTGCGATTACTGTCAGTTTCAGTCTCCTAAGGCAATGCCCTTATTAAGCCGAGACGACTATTTCTTTAATAACCTGGACCGTAAATATCCTCAAGAATTCACCCCAGAACTTGAGGCAAACGCTATCGAACTGTTGCGACGCGTCAATAATCTTCTCCAAGATTGCCACAAATTAGACCCTTCATTTGTGAAACCGACTGTAACTAGCGGATGGAGGCCTTCGGCCTATAACAAGCTAATCGGTGGTTCTCCAAATAGCCGTCACATAACTTGCCGAGCTATAGATCTTCATGATCCGTCCCGGAAATGGGGTAACTTTATCGTTGCCAATCGTTTACTACTTGACAAACATGACCTAGCTATGGAATCATTAGCTGACACAGATAATGCTCGGGGACGGTGGGTTCACTTACAATACCCGCCCCCTCCTAGCGGAAATAGGATATTTAAGGTATGAAAACACATTGTGGAAAACTTGGTTGTGACGGAATCTGTTCGTGGGGCGTAACTGATAAAGACAAGGACATTGTCTATACCTTTACGCGTTGTAAAGAATGTAACCGCACGGTCTACACGGTGGTTAAAGTTTACGGTCTAACCGAACGGCATTCGCTGCTCGGCAATCAGTTCGTTGATTTTAAGTTTTAAGTTATAAGTCTATATAAGCGTTTTGGGTCTAAAAGCTCGGGATGGTTATGCTCTGCAATCGCGTTAACTTCTCTTAAAACATGATAAGCATATTCGCTACAAAAGAGCTTTTTTGTGCCGTTTTTCAAAGGATTCCAGGGTAGGCTAAGGCCAAAATAATGGCTTAAACGGACGATAAAGAGGCCGAAAACGGCCGACCAATCATATGGAACCCCAATAATTCCCTGCGTCATCGCCAACAACTTACTTCGCAAATTGGGTTCATAGTCAACCCAAATAATGCGAACGGCGATGTTTTTTGCATGCCATTTATCGACTGCGCTTACAGATATTCCGTCTGGAAGAGCCTCATATACGTTCGCCGAAATAGGGTCATAAACCGCAACGTGATTATATGGAGACCACGTCATAATCCGTATACCGATGGATACGAAGTCGCTTTTTTTAGGGCGAGAGAAGAAGAGGGCTATTTTATTGGTTTTAGCCATTGTTTGCGCCCAAAAAGGAACCGCCTAATGCGGCGTAGAATTGCCCAGAATGACATGTTTCTTTTAATGCGTTCCTTCATTGTGTAGGGGCGTATGGATTCAGGGGCCGGCTTAACTAAGGTAAACTTCATACTATAGCGCCTTGTGTAAACGGTAATTAACGACTACGGTTGATACCCCGCTCCCAGTATAAACCAACCGAACTATTAACCCCTGATTTAGGGCTGAGCAATAAGGCATATCAATGTCTGCTTGAACGCAGAGTTCCGCGCTATCATTCGTCATATAATATTTGTCGCCAAACTGCCTGACGACACCAAGAACCGGATGCACTGCCTGAATCGTCGCGTAATCCCCAGCCGCGGCATTTTTTACGCTTAGCACGAGCCCTGTAAAATAACAGTCTGATGGTATTGTAAGATCGAGCGACGTTGTGCCAGGGGTTGTGTTCCCCGTCACGCCCATTGGACAGAATTCTACAACCTCAGAGCTAAACTGGTCGGTTTTAGTAAATTTAGGATTCTGAAACATCTTAGAATTCCTCGATAATAAAAGTTACTGTGTTACGACGAGTATCGGCTGCAGTTCCGGCATCCGCTTGTCTCAATACTAGCCCTTCGCCGGCGCCTAACAGCAAACATAAATCCCCGTTGTCGGGTTGAAATATCGCTTCTGCAGGGGTATTATAGGCAACCGCAGTTGCGGCAGCAACCGGTAAAAACTCTGTTATAGGTGCTCCAGCCGTTAAGGTTAGCCCCGTAGACGCCAATCGGATTGACGACACTTGAGTGGCATCGGCCGTACGTCGTTTTGCACCCGCAACTGTGGCACCGCTGGCAGTTCCAGTAAAAGTAACTCTTTCAAGAGAAAGCCGAGGGGAGGTAGTTGCGGCAAGCGCGCTACCCAATTGGCTCCTAAAGATTACGCGCCGGACTCGTACAGTAACGGCTGATCCGACTGGGTTAATTAGCCAGCATCTGCCCCCAGTAGCGGCATCCGCAGCGGCCTGTACAACCAAGGTTCCCGCTGTTTGATAGTATACTCCTAATGGTAATACATCTGAATCCGCTGTAACTACTCTCTGGCGCCCATATCGATCGGTTTTGACACATGTATAGTCACCACTTGCGCTCGTGTTAATCGTGACGGTGTCTTCGCGTACACCAAGAACTTTGATCCCGGGATCGGTCGAGCCTGCTACTGAATCCTCGGCTTTGATGGCACTTGCGACGGTTGCCAGGGTTGCTTCAGTCGCAGCGCCTGACGGCAAGGGAAGCGCGGAGGCACTGATTGGCTGGGTAACGCCACTTCCGTCTACACTTAGACGGCCACCCACGAGAGCGGCCGGCAACTGCGCGGAATCCACTGTCAAGGAAGAGCCGTTATCGGTTACCGGAATTGAGGTCTGATCGCTCGCCAAAACAACGGGGGTAGAGCTGGCCGCAACCTTCTGACCTAGCGTGTTAATGCGAGCCTGGAATGCGGTGGTAGTTAATAGACCGGCTAAAGATGCCTCGGTCGCCGCACCGGTAGGTAGAGGCAGCGACGACACACTAACGGGTTGGGTTACACCGCTACCATCAACTAAGAGACGAGTGGCGGTAACTGTTAAGTTAGCGGGAACCTTTGTGTTTAGGGCACTTAAAGTAGTCTCAGTAGACGCCCCGGTCGGTAATGGAAGCGCTACTGCGCTGACGGCTTGAGTCGCCGGAAAATTTGTCACCGAAACGCTTGATCCACTCGCGTCAACTTTATCGGTTGCGAATACGAGATCGCGAATGTCTAAATTAGTAGCTTGTACTGTTACCGTTCCGCCGATTGTGGTGACGACGTTGATCGAGCCGTCCGCGTTAACGGCTAATGTATCTGTCCCATCGCTTATCGCGACATTGTCACTCGGGGCTGTTAGATTGACATCTATACTTGCGTTGTCGATAATGACGTGCCCGGTTGTTCCGGAAGTTACGTTAACGTCAAGGGATCTAACCGGTCCGGCTACAACCGACGTTATCGGGTTTCCGGCTCCATCGTGAACGTTGACGTTTGTTCCCGAGCCACCGCTGGTGTTGTTCGTATCGGGGCCTAATCGTAAATAAGTATTTGCCACAAAGTGCTCCTATTAAATTGTGAACCAGTTTGTACCATTAGATACTAACCGAATGACTCCAAAGTTTGACGAAATTGCAGTACTCGTCGCTCCATCAATTAGCTCTGCGCCTTGGGTATCAATGGTGATGCTGTTAGTACCTGCGGCGCCGCTTGCATCTTTAACAATAATTACGCGTCCGTCGACTGTATCTGACGTTGAAAGAGTCACTGTACGGGCTACTGAGGTATCCGTGATAAGAATTACACTTTCACGCGCCGAGCTTAAGCTGGCAGCTGAGGACAAAGTGCGAAGGTTTATGGCTTGCGAAAAAGTGGTGACACCTGAAGCGGCAACCGCAACTTGAGTTACCCCGCCATTGGTAAGGTTTAAGATGTTTCCAGTTCCGTCTTGTCTTACCTGAAGGGCATCTTGGTCATCGCTGGCGTGGTCCTGGAACACGGAAGCTACAGGGCTATCTGTTGATGTTGAGGTTAGGTTACGATAAGCCTGGAGAGTGAACCCGGTTGTGGCGGTATCGCCGGCAGCGCGAACTACATTGGTGCCCGCCGCAGAGCGATCTACTTCTAAGGTATAATTTGGGTTTACTGTATTTATACCTACCCTGCACGAGCCCGCTGTCAAGCCTGGCCTCATTGTTATACAGTTATCTACACCCGAACCGTTAATATCAACTATTTCAAGCTGGGCTCGTTTGGTAGTATGATTGGTTCCTGTAAAGTTTCTTAAAATGAAATTTTGCCGGGTTCCAGCGGTGGTTCTAATAAACTCGGTGGTGGTGTCGTTGGCGGCACTGGCTTTTACCATCAACATTAAGGCTGCTAGGACCGGAGTACCACCGGTGCCCAGTTTAAAGGAAGTGTTACCGCCATCCCCACCAGAGTAAATAGTGAAGTCTGCGCGGGTAGTTCCAAGAGTTGAATTAAGTTCTTGTAGCTGCCACGAATTGCCTTCTACTGATTGCTTCCAAGCGGAATCGGAACGACCAATCATGTATAGTTCAGATCGGCTGTTTCCTTCTAGTATTAGGGTTCCGAAAGTATTTTGTGCACGAATGTGTACGCCTTCGTAACCGCTTGTCGATAGTAAGGAGGCAGTCGCAAAGATGTTAGTAAACGGGGTGTCTGTATTGAAGCCTGTTTGACGGTTTTCTCTAACTGCAAGTAGTACGTTATTTGCATCTGGACTGAGAACGTTACGATAAACGTTAAAACGATCGGTTGTCGACGTGTTATCGTTATCGATGAACATATTTAAATTGGTTGAGGAGGTTAGCGACGTAATTGTCGGAGCGTTTACTGAACCTCCGTTAGTAATTTGGACGCTGTTTGTACCATCACGATAAACTAATTCGTTTGACGCGTTTGTGTACAGCCCTGTGTTTGCGCCTAAGGGGTTTGAGCCTTGGCCGTCAGTTTGGACGGCAGTTACCTGGGCAATTTCGCTAGTAACGAGGGCTTTTTTAGTAGTGCTGTTAAAATTATTACTTGACATATTTACCTCGTGAACCAATTAGAGAGGCTAGAATAAACTCTTAGCACCCCATAAGGAACTGTAATTGAAACACTCGCAACCCCATCGAGTGTCCCCGCTGCGGGTGTCACGATAATTGGGTTTGCGACCGAGCAGGTCCCGCTTTCGTCTTTGATGTCGATGAAAGCCCCTGCGCTAAGGTCGGTTGCACTCAATGTAATTGTTCTTGCTACTGTTGTATCGGTTACTGCTATTAAAGATTCACCTGCGGAAGTATAATTACCGGCCGTTGCGGTCCTTTTAAAAGCTACGCCACTATTGAATGTGCTAAAGCCTTCAGGCTGTAGTCCACCTGTTGGGGTGATGCGAAGAACGTCGGTTCCAGCATTTTCTACAGTTACTAGTGAAGCAGTTGCATCGGTTATGCTTATGCCAGCTTGCAAACGAATCGCCGTAACACCAGCGGCATTCTGCCTGCTTGATGCCAGTAAAGTTTCGTTGTTATCACTAGGTATGCTAAGCTTTACGCCCGCGGCGTTTACAACAAAGGTTTTACCCCCGACGCTGCCGCTGTCTACTTGGATTTCAAGTGATCCTGGGGTAGGAATGGAATGGGTTCCGTCGTTAGAGAAATTTATGCGAGAAGCCCCGACGGTGCCGTCACCTAAAGTAATCCAACCTACATTGTCAATATCGAATAGAGCTAGGTCTAGATTCATGGTGGCCAAATGGTCGCCTAAATTGTCGCCGACTACTGGACCCCCACCACCACCGGTGCCGATGTTGGGCATTAATTTTAGATAAGTATTCGCCACGGATTACTCCAACTCTAAACGGCTACCTACGATGCGGATCTCAGACGCAGTGATTGCGGGAACTACTACACGAATGAATAGGACGCCTATTTTGAAACAATCCCATATGTGGGCTCCACCAGCGCCGTCTACTGTTTGGGTCGAGTTTGGTATGTCTGCGAAATTTACCCCGTCGACGCTACCTTGTAGTTTTAAGTCTCCGCTACCACCGGCGTTATAATTGACCTGGATGGCGAAATCGCTGTGGAGTTGGACGCCAGTGTTTACGTTAACTGGGCCGACTGCGTTGGTTGCGAGGACTAAGTTTTGAGAGTACTTTGACTGCATGTTATTGGTTTCCTTCTAAGGGGTTTGTTGGCATTTCTGGCATATCGGGAAGTTCGCCACCACGATTACCGCCTCCACCTGCTGGTGTGGCTTCTGGAGCAGGGGCGCCAGCGGGCTGAGGTTGTTGCAATCCAGAAAGTGCCATATGTTCCTGAATATGTGCAAGGGTCGAAGCAACTATGCCCGGATTCGCTCTAGACTCTGGAGATGCAAGGACAACTTTATGCTCTTGAATGTGAAGTTGATGCGTGTCGGTTGCTATCACTTGAGGTTGCTGCCCTTCTGACATCATCTCGTTTTCAGAACGAATTAGTAATAGCTCCGCTTGAATCGATTCGTACATAGGTTCTAGGCGACCGGTTGTAATAACTTCAATATACTGTTGAGGCGTCTGGACTAGACCTCGTTCTAACAGCTGATCGGCCATATTGACGCGTCCAGCGGTGGTTCTAGTCATAGGATTCCCCATGTCTACGACAACTCGGCTGATCAGGTTTAGGTCGGTGCCCTTAAACTGTTTCATGTAAGAGCGATTGCTTTTACCGACAAGCAAAGCAACGCGCGGGACCGTTGCATAGTCTTGCAGCAATTGAATAGTTGCTGTGCCGACGTCTTCTAGGAGCTGGGCGTAAGATTGTTGGAGACCCTGGGCAAATTGAATCGCAAGGGATTGGACAAGAGCGAGGGCTGCCCCGCTCTTTAGGTTGGCCTCTGGATTACCCCGTGCAACCGAATTAACGCCCATGACGGTCTCCATATCGTGAACTAACTGCTCACGAAAGGCAAAAACTTCCTGAGGGGTAGCGGTCAAGTTTAAAGGAATTGGCGGCCCAGCTTTAGGGTCAAACTCAACTATATTAAGGCCGCCGCTCAAATTAATTACATTGAGTCCATTGCCTTTAGGTACAGCTATGTTTTGTACGCCGAATGCGGCCTGGTTAGTTAAAATTGTGCTGTCCAGTTTATCGACTGCCTCTTGCAGGGCAAGCAGGTCAAACGAGTTGGAATACCCAAAAATGCTTTCTTCCATCTCCCGCGGCGCAATGCGGTAAAGAGGAATGTCACGATAAGGGAGGGCCCCGTCATGATAAACGATATCAGTGTCAGTAAATTCTACAATACGACCGTCAGGTACTGCGTCAGACTTTTTGTGGTAAAAGCTATAAACTGGGATATCATCGCAATCTTCGGTTTGGCGCCGACGAATGTCATCAAAAAAGGTATTGAGGCCGTACTCTTCGTCATTTTGTGACCAGTTCCATCCCAAGATCTTATCTTTTAGCTCTGGATACTTAGCGGCTAAGTCATGGCGATTTTTCATGCGACGAACCATAACCCAATTTTGAGAGCCGTTTACGTCACGGATTACCTGGAGGGTATTAAAAGCTTCAAAATCAATGTCACCTTCCCGAATTTGGCGACCTGTTTCAGGATCTACAGTATAGATTTCACCTTCTGTGGAGTTCCAGAAGGCGCCTACAAAGCCTTCCGCATAGCGGATAGCGTAATCGGTGGCACGGTTGGTGAAACGCTCCATTTTCTTGGTGCGTTCGTATGATTCTAAGAGCGTCGCGGCCAGTTTGACCTGAATCATGCTTTCGGAGTCGGTATTGACAGCCTTTGGCTCGAATGCGGGGCGTTGACTGACCGTCATCTGCAGGCGATGCTGGCATAGGTTTGCGTAGTGGTTAACGCAAATATTGACGTATTCGCCTTGATCACCTGTTTGGACGATTTCGCCTAAACGTAGACCAGAGCGATAAAATGTCTCGAAACTGCGTCTCAGTAAGGAAAGGCGGCCGGAGCGTGCAAGCTCTTTAAAATATTCATCTTTTTTCTTGATCAGCTCGTCGCCAATTTCATTAACCGGAAGCAGGGCAAAGTAATTTTTATAATCCATAGACAACCTTATTTCCTCTTGTTAAGTCCGACTAACTTATTGATCTGATTTACAATTTCTTTCTTTTCTTGCTGCTCTCGGCGCCATTCACGCGGCCCCTGAGCGTCCTTGTATTTGGGAACCTCATTGCGGGAAAAGTCAACGTTTCTAATGAAATACACTAATGCGGCAAGGTGATCGAAATGGCCAAAACGGGCGCTTCTGTCGAACTTTTTGCGGTGTTTGTCCCATATTCCGGCTTCAATAGAGCCAATTGTCTTCGAGCAGTTGGGTTTTATGAATAGGCGCCCTTCTTTTACGACCCTCCGCAGGTCGTTGACCATGGCGTGGAGTTCGTCCTTATTCGTCGCCCCGAAATAGAGCCCGTGGATGTAGCCCAAGTCTTGCAAAAGCATAGGGTTATTATTATCCGCAATTCGCTTATAGGGAGCTGGCATGTCCGGCCAGAGGTCGTGCTCTACCTTACGGATTTTGGCAACCAGGTCAGGGGTAGTCATCTGTGGACCATTCATGTCGAACTCGTCTTCAATTACGATCCGGTCGTTTACTACGTCGTAGTAACCAAATAGGACGGCCGTTAAGTCTACCTTTACCCCTAAGTCCATAGAGACGTAGCGGTCCAGGTATTTAAAGTCTTCGGGGCGAGGCAGGTCTTGGATAAACTTTTTGTTCCACTCCGGCACGATAGCACGCTGCTCGTCGACTACATGTTCACAGAGATATTCACGACGCCAATCACTTTCCGTTAGACACTCTTCCTTTGCTGAAGCGATGAGGTCTTCGGTCATCATTGGGTTGTCAAAAATTGTCAGTTTGACATAAGCTTTTTGCTTAATGGCCAGGTCGCAAAAGTAGCTAAAATCGTGCGCCGGAGTCATTGAGGGCGTAGACAACATTAAAATACGGCTGTCAGGCCGCGTTAGCATCTGCGGGGCTATAACGCTTGAATAGGTTTTTTTAAGATCTTCTACTATCCCGGCCTCATCAATAATGTAAAGATCACAATAGTTACCCCTGAGGCCTTCCGGGTTCTTATCAAGGCCGACAAGCTTAATTTCGGCGCCGTTTGGGAAGATGAATTTATTCTTGCTCTTCAGGAAGCCCGTTTCCCAGCCTGCCCATAGCTCCTCCGGGCAATCATGGAGAACCTCCCGAAAAGCCGGAAGAATATATTCCTCTAATGTGGTTACGTGTGAGCTGGCAATTTTTATTTTAGGGTTGCTGTTTTTGCATGTGAGGGCGCATTCGATCGCTTTCACGACCAGCCAAAAGGTTTTACCGAATCGGCGGGAGCAATTGGCTACGAACAGTTTCTTCTGAACCCTCTGATAAGACTTCTCAATGACCTTCTGCCCGTCATGCAACTTGAACGACAGGTTGCCGCGGGTCCAAAGGACGTATCGGGCGGTCTCTGCTTTAACCTTTGGCATACTTCAGCAATTCGCTATCAGGTAAGTCTTTACGATTACTGCGCACGCCGGCAGGAGTTCCTTTTTTGGGGTGCACACGCAGAAGGGTGGCGTAGACCTCACTGAGAGCTTGCAGGCGCTCGATGTCTTCTTTGGACAAAGGCGCTTCTTTGCTCTTATCGGCGAGGAACTTGATTTGTTGGTCTAGGATTTTGTCGAATTTATCGATTGTTGAAGACATCTTTAAACCCCATAGATACTTTCATCCGCTCTACGTCATTAGCGAGGGCTTCGATGCGCATCTTGTCTGCGTCAGCGATAGCGATGGTCGATACATCTTTTTTCTGGCGATGTGTGCGCTGACTCCATCGCTTTATCGAGTAGCTGGCAATAACGGGAAGGAGGACGGCGGCCTCACTCATGGAGAAGCTCTGAGTAAGCGCTAGTTTAGTGATCACGACCATGAGGGCGATGTTGGTTAGCGAGATTGTTCCAGTTTCGTCTAGGAAACGGAAGAAATCAAGCGCTTTTAGGATTTTTGACTTCATTGCATAACTCCATGGATCTTTTGCTGTAGAGAGCAACGGCCTCACCGTAAGTGGTGGGCTCAAGGGTTAGTTTTTGGATCACCAACTCGCCGCTAACATCGTCGAGAAACAACTGCTCGACGACGAATAGCGCACGAATCGGACGGATGGTCAGATACTTAACTTTCGGTTGGAGCCACAACTTGAGGTTCATTTGCCGCTTCCTTTGCTGCTTTTTCTTTTAGCTTCGCTACATCTGATTCTAAAATGTCAATCTGTGACTTAAAGAATGGAACTAGTCTTTTCAGCATGTCTTTAGTCGGCTCGACATCCTCAGCTACATAGGCCGGATAGAAGCCGCGGGCTACTACACGGCCAGCTTTTTCTAAACCTTTGAGCAAACGCTCACGGTCTTGAATGAAGTTCTCTAATTGGGCGATTTGTTGTTCGGTTTGGGTCATTTTATATTTCCTTTCATAAGCTTGACATTAGGGGTAACTATTGTTACCATGTAACTAAAGTTACCACAGAAGGAAACCGATGTCAACACCGAAGAGGAAAAAAATGTATATACCAAAAAACCTTAGATGGGCATGTGATTACGACTACTTACACAAGCTCTCGCCTAAAGACCGTGAATATTACATGAAATTTGTTAATGAATTCTACTGCGGATCGGTAAAAAAGGGCGATAAAACAGCCCTTCATAACACCGACGTCCTGAGAAAGGACGTATATACTCGCAAGAATGCGGCCAATAGGGATTTGCTGAGTATTAGTAAAAGTGCAGGTTTAGTTTCAAGCTTGAATGCTAACTCTGGGGAGACTAAAATGACGACTCCTGACGACCTTAGGCGCCGTCAGGAAATGGAGTCATATGCGGATTTGTGGGAATACTTAGCGAAACAGCGGCCTAAGTGCTAGGCGGTAAACTTCTTGCCTTCAAACACGACCGTATAGTCAACCACCGGAATTGCTTGTAAATATATAAACCCAGTTGTTTCGTCCATATAAGCGACGCCGAATCCTAACGACCAGTCTTTGATTACTTTCGCTTTACTCATATAATCAATCGCGTTAACGTCTCCGAGCCAACCGAAACTAGCGGCGATGTGGCGCTTCCCCTCAATGTTACCCTCGACTGCGACCCCGATACGATGGGTGTGACCGGAAACTACGTTGCGCTGGAATACTTCACCTACCTTGTAATGAGCGAAACGGCCCGAACCACCGACGTCATGCGTCATGAACAGCTTTCCAAGGCGATGAAACTGACGATAGGGAACATATTCCCAATTAGATTCAGCTAGCTTTAGAATGCCCGGGATACTGATTACGTCAAATAGCTCGGGGCATTTGTCTTGTACGTATCGTTGGAGGCGGTCTTCATGGTTGCCTGCCAGGAAGATCTTTTTTTGTGCGCCTAGGGCGTCAAGTTGTAGCAACATACTGCGACAAACTTTTATTTCGTTGCCAAACTCCATGGCCATCTTTGGATTGCGAGAGTGGCTGCTGACGGCGTAACAGTCGGCGAAATCACCCAAAGACACGATTGTGTCGGGCTTCCAAGCCTTAGCGACCTTAAGCATTAGGTTCCATGCGCGTTTATCATGATAGGGGGCGTGGACGTCACTGAAAATTAGGACTTTCTTTAAGCTCATTCTAGTACCTCTCTTATTTGATTTAGTAATCGGCCTTTAAACCGTTTTGAAGCAGACGCAAGTCTATTTGTATCGCACATCCTGAGCCACTCGAAGTTATCTGGGGAGTAACCGTATCGTGGATCGAGGCGAACTGGAGCAGGGGCCGAACCTAATGCATAGTTTGATAAGGTCCAATGGCGATGCAGGTTAAGGTAATTGGTGCACATGATTGAGAAGTTACGGAACTCTTCCCACGAACAAATATAAGGTACTTTACGCACTTCCAACTTGTTGCGTAAGCGGGCGTATGTTTCCCGAAGATATCCGTTAAAACTTTTTCGATAGTAGAGTTTATTGCGCTTAGTGGCATCCAAATAATTTGCGTCCCGCCGACGCTTGATAACGTCCGGCTTTAGTTCGTAGACGAATTTGTTGTAGCATTTAATGCAGTAGCCACGGGCGGCGAATTCAAGACTACAGCCGGTTGTTTTACATGACCTCATTTTTTAATCCTTACGTAGGTAGCGATGCCGGTTTTTGCATTCGATGTCTGCACAATATCTCCCCGAGCTACCAGACCATTGACGGCTCCGATAAAAGCGTTGTCGAGCGGGACCGCTTGGCTGTCCTGTACGAAAACTTGCAGCAGGGCGCTCAATGTGATTCCTTCTGCGGGGATGCGGCGAAATATTTTGTCCATTAAGTTCGGGTCGTCTTTCAATACGATTGGCGTGAAAGCAGTCGGGATGTCTTTTTCAATCTCCGACATGAAGGCGTCGGCCTGTTCGAGGTCTTCTACGTCAATAATGCCTGTGTTCTTGTCGAGCACGCTCAAGATCATGGCCAGTTTACGGACATGAGTGTTGCGGCGAGCCATATAAGAGGAATAGAGAGTCTCTGCGGGGTTGGCGGTGAACCACGTCTCGACCGAGTCTTCTAATTTGTTTATCACGCCTTCGGCGTGAGGAGAAGTTAACAGCGGTCCACGCATTTCACGGATTTTCCTTAAGCGATTCTGGATCTTGGCCAATGTTGGATGCCCCTTAATTGAATAGCCGGTGCGGTCACCTTTTGGCTTCTTTGGCTCCACTACGAAAATGAAACGAGAGATGATGCCGGTACCGCAGATTTGTAGCATCTTGCTGTCTGCAATGTTCTTTTGGGTCGTACAGCCGAGAATTGTGAGGGCGGGGCTGATGACTTCGAGGTCACCGTCTTTTACTGTGCTCTTTTTCCAAGCGACGCCGGGAGGCTTGGGGTCAAAGAAGTTTAAAAGATCGATGGTCATCTCGCCGCCCCCGATATCGCGGTAGAAGGTATTGAATTCACCAGCGTACACGAACATTGGACTGGACAAGAATTTGTTTAGGATGTTCTTGCTGTTATTGGCTCTAAATATATGGACCATGGCTGCCGGGGAGGCGATTGATGGGCCAAACCATGGTCCTTCTGCGTCCGTCGAGATGGGGAGTAGGCAATCATAGACGGCACGCTCTGCGGTAGTCGTTTTGTAGTATCCTGGACCACCAACTAATAAAACATACATTGTGGGGTATAAGAAACCACCGCCGCGATCCATCATCCACACTTTGTTCTCAAGCACAGCGGAGACCATCGAGAAAAACGACCATTTGACGTAGCGATCGCTGAAACCGAAGGGCTTCATTAGATCAGTGTATTCTTGTAGAAGCGTGTGATGAATCATGCGACCCTCTCGCTGAACAGTTCGACGAGAGCCTCTAGTTCTTCCATTGCGAGGACAATCGATTCTTCGCTAATTTCTCCTCGAGCGTTTACATGCAATGCGTTGCTAATAATTTTAATGTCTCCCGAATCCGTTAACCGAATTGTGAAGCGCTCTAGGCGTTTGTCAAGCAAAGTTTTTGCGTGAAGCTCATCGTTTGATTCCGATAGTGTACGCCTAAGCTCCTGCCCTATTGATATGTAGGACCGGATGCTTTCGTGTAACTTTTGTCTTAATCTGTTCAACGCTGTTCTCCCCAGTTTGGACCAGATGAAAAATCCGCATCAAATTTGTAACGTTTCCCATCGATTACAAACGTTGACGCATTTACTGACTGTAGCAGAAGTTCTCTGCATTTGTCAAGATCCCTCTTGTTTACCGAAAACGTTAGCGAATCGTGGCACTGGACTAGGAAGATGACGTCCAGTCCTTTGGATAAAGATAAGAAGCGGATGAGGGACTCATTTAAAGCATCAGAAACCGTACAAGGAGGGACGTAGGCGAGCGCTTCGTGGTCCAGATGATGGTTTATAGGCCCATAAAAGTAACGCACCCGGCCGTGTGGCGTAGTTAGTGTGCGAGTCTTGTAGACCGTTGCCAGGGTTAGCTGGTGCCAGGCCTTAATAGCGGGATACATAGTGAAATAGGCGTCTATCATCTTTTGAGCATCAACAGGAGACACTATAAGTCCGAGGTCTTTAAAGATGTTTTCGCTAAACCGTTTAGCACCCATCCCATAGTTTAGGGCGTTATTGGCGGCCTTACCTAGCTTACGCTCGACGCTAGTTTCTTTGTTGTAACCCGGTTCTTTAGTGATATCTTTTCCGGCGATGGCGCTGGCGGTATGGGCGTGAAGGTCGCCTCCGCTGTCCATGATTTCCAGCATGCTCCACTGGCCCGCGAGCCAACCAACGACGTGTGGGTCGGCCTGTTTGAAGTCCATATTTAAGATAACATGGTCTCCGTTTTCAGGAAGCACGATTTTTCGAAAAGCTTTGGGGATGTTCTGAACGTTACAACCGGTTCCCCAGGGTGTCTGTGAGGAGCTGAAACGGCTGGTTATGGTGCCGACCGGATTAATGCTGAAACGCAGTCGGTTATCAGAGTCGAATGCGATGGCGCAGTAAGTGCTTAAAATCTTAGCCTGTTCGCGGTGCTCAAGCATTAGGCGATAGAATTGATGCTTATGTTGGGACATTAGTTTCTTTAAAGCTGTTTCGTCTGTAGTTTCTGCCCATACGTTTCCATTCTTTTTCTTAGGAATCTTGTGGCCGAGTGCGATTATGACCTCTTTTACCTGGTTAGGCGAAGTCGGGACGAAGGGGGTGGCTACCTTTTTGAATACCGGTACGGGAAGTTTTTTGGCGCTCTTTACGCCTTCCCTTAGTTTAGGGGCGAGCATCGTGTGCATGTCGGTCCACAGTTCGGGGGCACTCTTTAGGCTTCCCTTGAAGGGGACTAGTTCGAATTCAGGCAGCAGGCCTTTGACCTCTTGCTGAAGGGATGCTTCGATCTCGGCTAGGGTTGACTTTGTCAACTCTGTGATGTTGGCGAGGCGATCGTGGTCTATGGGCAGGCCGTGAAAGCTGGACCTGAACAGTATTTGGTGCAAAGGAACCAGCTGGTTGAGGAAGAGGGCTTTGCGCTGGTTATCTAGCAAACTTATCATTTTGCTATAAAGCATGCCTGTGAAGATGCAGTCGCGGCCGTTGTAGTTCCAGTGCCCTTCGTTACTGATGCCGCTATTGGTGCCTTTCCAGGGTTCGCAAAACAGATATATGCGGGCAAGGTCGGCGAGACCTTTACCTAGTTCTGGGCTTAGTAAGTGGGCGAGGGTCATGGTGTCGTGGATTTTGCCAGCCATTTGGATACCGAGTCGGCCCAGGACTTGCATATCGAACATGCCATTTTGGAGGATCCAGTTGCGAGTCTTGTTCTCTAGGATTTCCGCGATAAGCTTCCACACCTGCGGTTCTTCTATTTCGGACCAATAATTGGCCCCCTCTCGTTCGAATGGAAGGACCCATGCGGTTGTTCCGATTGAGAAACCGATACAGGTGAGTTCGTGGGTTTCGCGATGACACTCGATATCGACCACGACCGGATGCGTTGTAAGGGATGCGGCGAAAGCGGTCAATTCGTCGACGGACTTTATAATGGTAATGACAGGTTGAAGGCGATAACCGAGAAGTTCTTGGCCGCGATCGATGGCAATGGCTTTTTCAAGGGCGATGCGAATAAAGAAGCCTTTTTCAGGATCGGAAAACGAATCGGCAGGATTAAAAGTAAATATTGTGGGGAAGCCGTCCATGTTTTCTAAGACGTAGGTGTGGACGTAACGAATGAATTCCGGTTTTCGACTGCCGACGCGAACGATTACTTTGGTTTCTGGGGTTATGCCGTTGAAGCTATAGTGGGCCTCTGATAGGTTGAGAGAGGTTAGAAAGCGTTTGATTTGTTCTGGGCGATCGGTGAAGATTGTGATCATACACGCTTTATCTTTCCTTTTAGCAAAAAATCGTCAATAAGCGTGCGTAGCTCGGTATAAAGACTTGTGGATCTTAACTCTAAATTAAGATCGGTAGGTAGCGCATCGTCTAGCATAATATAGGTCTCCCAGACAAATGGAAATGACTTTTTTGTATAAGTGGTAAGGCGTTTCGATTTCCCGTTCCAACTTGCAGTTGGAAGATCGGGAATAACCTTCCCAGAAGTAAACAGGTCTAAAATATTTTTTGATTTCATGGTTGTCGAACCTCTGCCTTTCTATCTAACACCAGCTCGTTTAGGACGGTTATTAAGTCATTATACATGGAACTGTCTTTTAAGTAAATGACGTAGTTTTGATGGAGAGAGTCGTCCAGGAGTTCGTAGGTTTGGGTTGGATACGGATAAGTTGCTTCTGTGTACATAGAAATCGTGTGCATTTGGCCATACCAGGTAGCTGTAGGAAGTTCGTTGAGAAGCAGGTTGTTTACGCGGTTTTCGAATAGGCTAGCAAGGCTGCTTGCCGATGCTTTAGGTGCTGCGTCGCAGTCGGGACAGAAAGAGGTGGTGATTAACCACACTTTGTTTCGTTTGTGTCGATCGCAATAACTGTCTGACATCTTCTTCTCCCTTTAAACTATTTGCGGGTGGCTTTTTTGTTTTTTGGTTCGTACCAGGTCCAATCGCAAATGTTCCAACTATTATACAACTTCCTGAAGGCCTTGCCATCCGGAACCTTTGTTGCGCGGCGTACGGCCCGATTGGCCGCTTTTTTGGCCCCCTTATCGCTTGACATCTTTACGAAGGGTTTTTTACGTGAGCGACTCACTTTGTTCCTTTAACAACCGCATGCCTTCGTCTAAGATTATCTTGTTTATATGTCTAACACCTGCGTAATGAGCGGCCTTAGTAGCAGCAACAACAGCATTAACACAAGGATCAGTATGTGAATCCATATAAGACCAAGCGTAAGCAACATAGGAAGCAGCGGCACAAGTAGCAAACATAGTGGCATGAGCCGCCTGAAGGCGAACATAATCATCAATAGTATCCTGACTGTCAGTATCGGCGGCAACACAAGCAATACAGTTCGCAGGATTAACGTCAGGGATGTACCTTATGTTTCTTTTAGCTGCTTCGAGGGCCTGACGCGGGCCAGGGTCGTTTGGACGTTGTGCTTCATAGATAGGCACAACTAGCTCGGCACTGAATATCGCCCAAGATACAGGGCGAGAACCAGTGAGCAATCTAGTTAAGCCCCAGATCGTCCACCAACGTTCACCATCTTCGCGAAGTGCCTTTATGATCTCCGAACAATCTTCGAGACCTAAATCGTCAATATAGGTGATAGCTTTTGCACAAAGTTGGTGCTTCTTTTTAAAGTCTGTCCAAGTCATTTTAGTTACTCCTCATATAAAAAGTCGCTGATGGCTGCGTCTAGGTCGGAGAAGAATTGGATTCGGGTCTCTACTAGATTAGCGAACTGCTTCTTTACTTCTCCGTTCTTTTTGCGCCACTCAGGCTTAACTATCAAGTTATCATACTTGCGGACTTTGCGCAACTCATTTTTTAGCCCTTCGAGCTGATGGGCGTATTTGGCTGCCGATTGAGCGGTTTCGTATTCTTCTTGCTCTTCGGGTAAAGTGAATTCTAATATTGCTTTTGGCATGTTATTTAATCCTTATTTTAAACGGGCCGTGCCAACAAAGATATAATATAAGGCGTCTTCTAAAGGTTTAGGGAGCCTCTGTAAGATGCGAGCGGTGTTATAGGCGTCTGGTAGGGCGCGATGTTGGGGGCCGTAAGTTGGGTCGAACTCTAGGCCCCAATTTTGAAGGAAACTCCGGAGCCCTTGCGACCGAGGTTTCCGATTGAACAGCGCTTCCGCTAGCAGGGCCATGCTTTTAATGTCTAAGCTCATACCGCGGAAGGGCCATTTTATCCCTCTCCTTTCGGCTGCTGACCTGAGGTAGCTTATGTCGCTACCCCAGGCCGCTAGCACTATGTTTGTAGTTGGCTTGTGAGCCCAACCGTGGAGATAGGCGAGTGCGGTTGCTAGTTTGACGCCTTCCCTATCGACCATTTCGTTCGTTATCCCGGTTAGGTTAGTTACATAGGGGTTGACCGGTGATGAGCCTTTAATGAGACACGAAAAGGTTTCCGGATCTATTGATAGATCACGTTTGACCTTGACGGCCCCGATTTCGAGGATCTCGGCGGACAGGTCGTCTGGATTGTTTATTTCCAAATCCAAGCTCACTATGTCAAACGGGAATTTCATAAATTAAAAATCCATTAACCTCGGCAGGTTCTGTGGCCGTGTTTTTTGCGGTGACAGATGATAATTTTGCCGTCGGCACCGTCGAACACTTCAACTGAAGAGCCGTCTGGGCACTCGATGATGGCGCCTTTTTCGGTGTCGGTTACGGTGCAGGGTTCGGCGTCAACACCGGCTGGACCTTGCTCTCCTTGGACGCCTTGTGCGCCGTCTTGACCGTTGATTGCGGTTGGGATGGTTACCGAGGTGCCTCTTTTTGGACAGCTGATGGTTTGCCCATCTATGAAGCATTCGTCACGCACGTTGCGACCACACGCGGTTTGAATTAGGGCTAATAGGGCAAGAACTGCTAGTGATTTTTGCATTATTTTTCTCCTTGTATGTTTTTTGCGGACAGATAGTCAAAGTAATCGGTAGCTGAGGCTATTAATTCGGGCAACCGTATGCTTCCCTCATCGTACTGATTTAATACCCTATTGGCAAGTGTTACGAATATAAACGTATTGTCTGCGACTGCTTGAATTCTTAAATACTCTCTGCCCCCATCGATGGCATGACTCTTGCAATCGCATTGGACGAAATCATGTATGTAGGCGGAGAATATAATTGTGTCACATAGTAGACAGTGGAGGCCGCAAATGCTCATGAGAACACCGCTAATAGGGCGAGTAAGCTTATAACTATTAGAAATGCGTCAGCTATTTCGCTGTATTTTGGTTGTTGCGGTAGTTGCATATATGTATTATATCTTTTCTAAATCTATTGTCAAGAGTTTTGATACGCACTTTTTGTGGGCCCACACTCCCCACTTCAACAGGAAGTGGAAATTTTCTCCGTTAAAAGGGATTAGCTGTTTGCAGCTATAACAGCGCTGTGGGTTGTCTGACATATAATAGTGATAGCGGCATACGCCGCGCTTAAAGATTTCGGTATCCAAACATTTTACTTCGTAAAAGGGCAGACTTGAAGTTTTTGGCGTACGTAGTTCGTGGATGTGTTTGCAGTGCTTTTTCATAAAAAATGTCAAGCGGGACTTACGCGCTAGGCTGCCCGCTTGATCGATGAGTTAGGCGCTAATGAAGCTGCCTACTTCGTTCTTGGTTCCGTAGTCGTCAGTCTTTTGTTTCAGATATACGGTCACGGTGCGGCCCGACAGGCGGAGCTCTTCACCCGATACGATGATCGAGGCGGAAGCTTTACCGTCCGAGAAGTCGCCGGTGCGGTTCCAGGTAGCGCCGACTACGCTCTCAGGAGCGATGCCGAGGGCTAACAGGAGTTGGGCGAACTGCTTGCGACCGATGTCGTTAGCGTTAAGGTTTGGGAACACCGCTTTACCTTTGCTAGCGTTGTCGCCTGTGTGCACGAGCATCAGCTGAAGATACTCGTTGCCCGCTTTGCTCAGCTTGGCGACAGGCTCAGCTTTGATTTCCATTACGTATTCGCCTGCATCGACGATTGTGCGCTCTGGGAATGAAGCCTGAGCGCGTTTGGCAGTCGCTGCTGCGAGATCTTCGGCGGTGATTGTTGGTGTTAGGTTTGACATGTTTTGGTTCCTCCTATAGCGCGTAACGCGGCGCTATTTTCGCGGTTGTTTGTTTGTGTTAATTGGCTAAGGGTAATGCCATCAGGACCAGCGTCGCCCACAGCCAAATCGAGAATACTGCTGTAAAAATTGTTACTGCGATAAGTCCGATAAGTATAAAGAAGCTTTTCCATAGTCCGCTCATTTTGCGTCTCCTAAGTCTAAGGACAATAAGAAGTCCCTAAGTTCGATTAAAGTTTTATCGTCTATAGGAATCTTAACACTTCTGTCCAGCCCAGTCAAGAAGACATCTCCTTATTTAAGGCGGCGCTTTTAAGGTCGTAGAAGCGCCCCCAAGTACGGGCTTTTAGTTCGGCGAGCTTGCGCTGTGCTTGTAAGAACTCTAGAAAAGTCATTTGGCCTCCTTGACTCGGAAGGCATAGTCGTCGAATATGCTAAGGTCGAATACTGTTGCGACGCCGCTTTTGTCAATAAATTTAGGATCGATGTTGGTGTTGACGGGGAAGGTGTCGCTGTTCTTTACCTTCACTTGATACTTGCCGAGGTCGTAGGCGAGATAGTGAGAGTCGGTGAACCAGCCGGCGAGCTTGTTGCGAAAACCGCCCCGACCTGCTTGCCCGTAGCGGACACGCTTGCTGACCTCGTCGGTGGTTTCGTCTATATGACAATTGACGATAATGTTGCAAGGTAGTTGACGGAGTAGGTTGAAGAAATTTGTTAGCAGATTGTCGATCTTGCCCCACTCGCTGAACTCGGCTTTCTCACCGGTTTCTAGTTTGGCGCCGAGGGCTTTGGTGTAAACTTTGTCGTTAAGCGCTGTGAAGGTGTCGATGATGACGGTTGCGTATTCGATTTTGTCCTTTAGGGCGACTAGTTCTTTTAGTTTCTTTAAGGCGTCGTCGAATGCTTGGCCGCTGAAGTCGTCTACGTCGACGGCGTTTAGATCAGCGCTGAGACCTGAAGGGAGACCGCGGGCGGCTCCGGAGATTTTTCCGTCGAAGTCCATTACGTAGACTTTACCGAATCGTGTTGCGGTAAGCGAGCGGGTGGTTTTGCCGTGACCCGACTGCGCTGTTTGGAGAAGCGTGAAGCGGGATAGCTTTAGGTCGGTAAGTTTTACTGACATATGTTTGCTCCGTTTTCGTTTTGTTGGCTGCCGAAGAGGCTTTCTAGTGGACTCATTTCCGTCGCGGTGTAAAAGAAGCTGTCGACGATTCCGTCAATGAAACCTAGACGGGCTGCTTGCGGGGCTGTGAGCCAGAATTCGTCTGCGCGCAGGTTTTGATATTGCTTAAGGGAGAGGCCAAGGGCGTTCGCTGTTTGGCGCTCGACTACTTTGATAAAGCGTAGGAGATGAAATAATTGGGTACCGAGTTCTTTCTCGTTTCCCTGAATTCCGGCCGAGGCTTGGTGGAACATTATTTGGGCGGATTCTAGGGCGAAAGTTTGGTGACAGAAGGCTTGGAGCATGGCGGCCATGCTGAAGGCCCTGCTGATGATAATGCAAGTGGTTTTGACTTCCCGTTGCTTTAATGCGCGGATGGTGTTTACGAGTTCCATCCCGTCTACGAGGCTGCCGCCACCACTGTTTAGGACCAGGAATTGGTTTTGCTTTGGTTTGTCGACCGCTATCTTTTGCATGCGAGCAATGATTGGCTTTATCGTGCTGGAGCGGATTGGCTGATCAAGCACTGAGACGGTTTCTTGATCAACGTTGTCAATTGTTACCCGCAGGATGGGCTTCAGATTCTTGAACGACACTTTGGTCATGTCGGATCCAAAAGCGGTTACTGATGCGAGTAGTAAGCCTGTTGCGATTATTTTATTCTTCAAAGCTGAACCCCCTGAATGGTTTTTTCTCTGCACGTTCAATAAATATAGCACGCTCTGCTGGAGGAGTCAAGCACCAATTTCTTTTTTCACAAACCGTTCCGATGCTGCAGGTGCAACTAAAGTTACCACTCTTTAGGTCCTCTAGCAACCGGACGCAATCCTTTCTGGTGTTAGTTAGCCATTCCTCGATTTCGTGTGGTTGAGGAGTATATGTGATGTCTAGAAATAGGGGAGGACGCTCGCCGAAGCCGCCGGTTTTGCGTTTAGGGACGTAAGTGGGGTCCATTAGCTTGTGATCGGTGGACACACCGCGAAAGAGGCAGCTCGTGACTTCTTTACGACCGATGGATTGGGCAGCGAGAATGTATCCGATAGCTTGGGCTGAAGGGCCAATAGTTGGGGCCCAGTCGTAGAAGAGATGGCGGGAGGTTGTTTTGATGTCTATTAGATGGTCGCCCGATTTTGGCAAGAGATCAATGTGGCCGATGTAGTCGATTTCCTCCGATAAGGGGAAGGCGATTTCCAGTTCGGTGTCGGCCTCAATAGTTGGATAGGCTGCCTGATATAGGGGCCAGAGGGCGAACAAATGGGCCCGACCGCGCGGACCTTCGACTGGCATGGCTGGGAATTCGGTGCAGATGGTGGCGATGATTTCTGCTTCTACGACTCCTTCGGTGCGGAGCTGCTCCATTCGATGGAGGGCTTGGCCAAAGACGAGATATTCGCTTACCGATTCTTGGCGACAGGCGGCAGCGTAGTCGTAGAAGAATTTGCGCGGGTTGGTGCGATAGGCGGAGAGGGCTGTGTGAGAGATGCGTAGTTTCATAAGAGGTCCTCCACTTTGGTGATTAGTTGGTCCACTGATAGGCCTAATTCTTCGGCGAGTTGTTCGGCGACACTTTTTTCTTTCTTCTTTGCTGAGCGCTTTTGTAACCGATTGGTATAGGTGATAGGTCGTAGCGATCGGCGCTCGGCTATGAAGGCTGCAAGTTCGGTTGGTGATAGTTGGAGAATACGTTTGTTCATAATATAAAGTTCACCCCTTTTACAAGTTCCGCAAAGTGTTCACGATCTCTGGACGATAGAAAGGCTTTTACTAAGGATCTAAAAAGAAGGCGTCCGCCATTGCCATCTGTAATAAGCGCTGTCTTTTGTCCGGGCCATTTAACCCCCAGATAGAGGGGGAAGTCATATTTTAGAATAATTTTTATGTTTGAGTGTATTTCAAAAGTGTCCACTGATTGCCACCAACAGTCTTTTTGCTTTTCTTGCACGGCGTATACTTTTTTCAAAAAGTTGGGTATTAAAGATGTTTGGCAGTAAGATTTTCCCTTCTGATACTGTTTTACCTCTTCATGCATAAAGTTCATAATAGGTATGGTGAACTTTATGTCCAGCAGAATGGTCCCTCTTTTATTGACTATCAAAATAGCTTCTTCAGGAAGTTTCTCTAAGAGTGTAGCTAAAGCGACGAAATCACAACCGTGAGGTTTAAGCGCCCACCCCACTACGTCAGCTACGCTTCCGTCACTTAGGGCTAGGGATGTCGGATGAGGGTTGCTATTTGGCGATAATAAGTTCACGATCGTCCTTTCCGATGCCTTCGGTGGAGTATTCATAGAGAAACATTGCGCAACACTGGGCGTGAGCTAAGTGAGGAAGACCGCTTTCGCTATCTACTGCTTCACCTAATATGACAGGATAGTACCACATATGACGGCGGAAGGCGCCGAATAAGCGGGACCACTCCATGCCTTCCCGATAGTTTAGGAGCCCGTATTTTTGTGCGCCGAATTTGCGGACGGCAATCACGTCCCGAAGCTCGGCGTCAGTTTGAGGGAGAAGCATCTTAAATACGGAAGCGTCGTTTCGGAACCAAAATTCGTCCATAATATGCATAGGTAGGCGGGCAGAAACGTCACGGTCGTCGCAATGGCGGAATGTGTAAAACTTTCCGAGATACTGTAATTGTAACTTCGCTCCATCGTTTTTAGTTGCGCTCATTTTTTACCTCCCTTACGATGATTTCGAAAACTTTGCCTTGATCAGCTTCACCGACCCATTCAGTTAAGATAGATTCTTGAAGGGGCCCGGATTCTTTAGCGACCGGGACTACATAGTTGAATTCCGTGACGGTTTCCATGATCCACATTAACATTTGGCTAGAATTCATTGATCAAATCCTTTCAATGTGTTAAAATAAGCTCTTACGAAGAGCCGAACGAGATAGCGTTCCTTTTTTTGGGCCGGCATGTTTTTATTATATATGAACTGGCGCTCAATTTCAAGTGCTTCGTCATCTATTTTCTTTACTATTGACAAGAATGCAGGGAACCCCCAGGTTATGCCGGGGAGGGCCGCTTTCCAGATTGCGTCGAGAAAGCGCTTCTCGATTTGCTTTATCCCCTTAAGCTGGCGTTTGATAGGAGAGGGGATGTCAGAGATGTAGGCTTCGGAAGCATCGTGAAGAAGACATGCCAATTGGATATACAGGGGGAGCTTTCTTCTTTTAGCGATTGATAGGCACAGAAGACTATGCTCGAGAACGCTATAGGGATGCACTGTGTGGCCCGTAAAGCGATTAATTCTGGCCAAGGCAACCGCAATGTCGTTGAAATCGATTTGCGACGGCTTGGGGCGAAACGGGTCCACCAACTTTCCGGAGCGCGATAATAGAATTCCTCTACCTACCTTTTTTTTCATAACTTTCCCTATATTGTGGGTTTTCGGCCATTAGCAGTTCGTGTGCTTTCATTACTTGCTGTTCGGTGTCGTAATAATCTAACAAGCTCTTGGTGTATTCGTCAAATTTGAAGTATAAGGGCCACTTGTCGCCGTAGAGATGCTTGGCCATTTCGTACTTGGGTATTACCTGGTCAATGACTATGCGGCGATGTTCGTCCTTCATATTCTTCCAAGGCGCCTGCTCTATATACATGAATGCTAGGCGCTTCAGTCCTGCTTGAATGGTTTCATCATCTAGTAGGTATTTGCTAAGCCTCTCTAGATCATTTTTAGAGATCGATATGTTTAGTTTTGTTGCCATAGATCCATCATAATACAGGGGGTGGGGTTATGTCAAGCACTTTTTAGGAGGGGGTTAACTAACCCCCCTACCCCTGGTGGGAATCGGTAAGTAAGGTAGTTATATTTTAAAAGCTTAATTTAAGTATATATATATAATAATATTAAATACTTATATTTTCTTACTACTACTACCTAATGGACTTTCCTACCAGGCCCCCCGGGGGTGTTTAACCCCTAAGTCGCTTTTTTAGGGCTTCTAGCTCGGCTGTCGATAGGGAGTCGAGCTTCTTTTTTAGGCCCTTTTTTGCCTGACATAACCCCCTCTTTAGCCACTGCCGATAGCCGACCATTAGCCAGCTATCGAGCAGTTTTGGACGGTCGGCGAACTGTTGTCTTACTTCGTTTGCGCTTAAGAGCTCGGACGCTGCCTTGGTTGAGTCTTTGGACATACTTTATCGCCCCTGATACGATTGTTATTAGCTCCCAGTTTCTGCCAATAGATTCCTGGTCTTCGGTTAGTGGAAGCCATTGAATTAGCACGAGTTTTTGGTCGTCCTGCTTAAGTACTCTTCCGTAGGCTTCACATAGAAGGGCATCCTCGCTGCCCTGGACGTGATCTTCAAACACAACCTTAACCAGTGGGTGTCTTAATAGTTTAGAAAGTGTCATAGTCATACCCACAAAGCTTATCGGTTAAAGCTTCAGCATACGCATAAGCCAACGATTCCAAGTCAGTACTAATGGTTCCAAGCGTTGCAGCGAGCCATTCCCGTTCGATTAGTTGGAGCGATCTTACGGTTTTCATAGCAACTTCTAGGCAGTAGCTGTTGGGTTTAATGTTCATTCTTATCTCCTTTCACGACCACACGGCCATATATGTTGTACGTTAGGGCGAAAGTGTCAATTACTACCCAGCGGTCCCCATTACTATCTATAAACGACCCGTCCGCTAGGAACCTGTAGTCGGGGTGGGTAAACCTCCTCGGTAGCATGATTGTTACAGCTTTATCAATGAACTGTTCCATTGCCGTCTCCTTCCTTATCGGGAACACTTTTAACTTCCTTCAACCGAAACTCAGCCCCCAACGCTTCAGCAGCGGTTTGAGACATTGAAGTAATGAACTCTAGGGCCATAGCCTTTTGCTTATCTTTCCCCCATTCGGCGCTGAGGTCAGATAAAATCCTTCCAGCTACCTGGATAGCCAGTAGGGCCGTTAAGTGGGCCATTCCGTAAGGAATCTTGTCGTCGGCGTCCATCGCTTTCTTATACCCACTCAATATGAGGTTCATAGCACTTTCGGCATGCTCTTTATCGCGAAACCCGTACTTAACTGCCTGCTCCTCGGTAAATAGGTTTTCGAACCATTTATCGATACTCATTTTACCTCCTGCTTATACTTAACGTTTTTCTCTACTGCCGTAACAATGACGAAGTCGCTCTTCTCAATAGTCAGCTCCTGACTAGGGGCAAAACTGCCTCTCAACTTCTGGCCGGTTATGTCGTTAAGGGTCACGAAACGCGCAGTCTCGCTCACAACGTTGCCACTAAACAAACGATCTCCGCTCAGACTATAGACGATCACCAGTTGCTCCGGAGCGTAAGAGGAGGCAATCTCGTCAGGACTAACTATTAGCATGACGGACGTAATACTCGATAATATGACTATGACTAGAAACGCTAGGATAGTTATATAGTGCATGATAATATCCTCCCACAGTCTCCGCATCGTTTGAAGGATTCTCCGCATTTGCGGACATTGAATCCATAGTATCTTCCACATTCGCAGTGCGATATGGCTAGGTTGTCTTTCGTTGCGAAGAACGCCTCAAGTCCGGTTACTTTGCTTGGCTTCGCCAACACGCTTTCGATCATTATAGCGATGTTTTGTGATGCTTTTCCGATGATCATGATTGTTTCCTCCATTGTTTAATGTACTTGTCATGTTTCCACACCCAGTTGGTTTCGGCCGCCTCGATAATGCCGTCGGCAGCGATAATTTCTAGCAGACGGACTCTCTCGACGTCAACCATTTTATTGAAATCGCTATTAAGTATTTTGATTAATTCGTCTTGTGGGGGTTTGTTGCTCATAATTATTCCATTTCGTCGTGGGCGATGCCCCACAGAATGTTGTTTTGGCTGTCGGTATCTAAGCTATCGAACTTGTCGCTAATAAATTCTTCCACATCGACGTTACAAATTGAGTTGATCAGCTGCTCGGCTTCTTCCCGAATGCGCTCGGCCATTAGCTTTTTGGTTTCGTCGTAAGCGGTAATGGTTAGGCGCTCGTTGACCTGTTCGGCGGTTAGGTCGCGAAGGGTTTCGATCGCTTGGCTGATTTTGTCTAATCTATCCATTTTCATCTCCTTCATTATTTAGGGCAGATTCGGCGACTGACGCCCTGTTTGCGGGCGATTTCGTTTAGTAATTCGATAGTTAGCACTTTCTTCCCAGCCTTCGGCTGGTCGTGTTTGGGGGTTTCGATTTTCTTTAGGGTTTTGATGTTGTCGCTCATAAAAGTATATATTTGCACGATTTAGGCCAAAACTGATGTTAATGATTTCAATACCTTAAGGTGACCCTTGATTGTCGCGGTGTAAACTGAAGTTGCAAACCGACCGGTTGGTCGGGAATTAAGTGATTGAAAATGCAGGAGAAAATTTGTGGTGGAACTTTAGTTGCGACGGGAAACGGAAGTTGCGAGAGGTTTGGCTTAACAAGAATCGGCTGAACAATCATTTGACTGTCTACAATTGTGATGGTCGGAAAGAATGCAATCATGGAAAATAATGAAATAAAACCAGATGTTACCCCAGAGTCTGTTGACACAGCGCAAGACGTGCCACAAACCGAAGCAAAAGACGTGCCATCGGTCAAAGAACTGATCCGCGAGCGCATAACAATCGACGGCGAAGAGCACGAGGTCGACCTAGACGAACTAAAAAAGGGCTACCAGCTGGCCAAAGCTAGCCACAAGCGGCTCCAGGAAGCGGCTTCGCTTCGCAAACAAGCCGAGCAAGTCATCCATTTGTTAAAGACCAATCCCCGTGAAGCGTTGCGTCATCCGGCCATCTCGGTCGACCAGCGGGCCCTCGCAGAAGAAATCCTGGCCGAGTCGCTAGAGGAAGAAATGCTCTCTCCTACCGAAAAGGAAGTCCGG